ACTTAAATCTGTATTATCCGATAATTCCACAACTTTAGATAAATCAATTGAATGTAATTTTGAGAATAATTGTTCAAACTCTTCTTTAGTACAATCAGTGAAAGGTGCTTGAATATAAGAACCTCCATCATGTGGTAATACTGATAATCCATTATAAAATTCACGATTATCCCACATCCATTCACCAGCCAATTCCCAATCTTCTGGTTTTAAACTAATTGTTGCAGATACATTATGACTATTAGAACCAGTTCTATGTCCAGGTCTAACCCACTCTTGAGTTATTTTTTTAATCCTTTCAAGTAGTTGAAATGGACTTTCGGTTCTCAAGATAGCTCCTTCGGGTGCCTTTTGTGGTACTGAAATAACCGCAGTATCATGTGGACGGAAGTATTCATCTTCAACAAGTTCAGGATGATTCTGTAATAAATAACTATATATTGATTCATTCTTACCAACTCTTACTCTTCTGACATAATAATCATTATGCCAAGCATGAATACCTGATGACGTTCCAAGTGTTAATGATGTTGTTCCCGCAGGTTTAACAGTTGTTGTTCTTGCTGATTTGTTAATACCAATAAGTTCCGCAACTCTTGCATTCTCTTCTTTAACAAGTTTAGCCGCCTCTTTCATATTATAACCTAACACTGCACCTGACCCAATTCCTGTCATTGAAACCCCAATCAACGCATCCTTTTCTGTTGTTCTTTTCCAAATATCACGAAGATAATGGAAGTTAGTATAACCAGCTTGTAGCGTACCAATGAACGTAGCTGCCTTAACTCTATTATTCAAATCTTCTTGTGATTCGATGTCAGATACATTAACCTCACAAAGATTACAGAATTGATTTGGACGAAGTGCGATTTCACAACATGGATTAGTTCCCCAATCTTTATCATTAGTGAAATAAATTCCAGGTTCACCAGCACCTGAGGCCTCAACTCTTTTCCATAAATCCATAAAAAACTCTTTAGTAATTTTATGTCTTAATAATGCCGCTGAGTTATTAGCCCTTCCTCTTTGTGGATTTGTTTCCCACCATGCACCTGTTTTACAAGATATCATTTCGTGGTCATCAGCACTGAATAGGGAGATGAGAGCTGCGCGTCGGATGCCTCCTGCCAATACGGCGTCAGCGATATGACAAACCATATCATGAACCTCGATAGGACTTAATTTATCACCATCTTCTCTGGCTTCTAACATTCCTTGTAATTTGTGAAGACAATCTTTAAGTGGTTGAGGACCAGGTGCTTTACCACCTGATGTTACAAGTTGAGCTCCTTTTGCTCTGATATCCGAAAAATCAAACTCAGGCATTGATAATTGTTCTCCAAAATAAGATTTGAACAATACCTTGATTGCGTCAGCCCATCCTTCGATAGAATCTCCAATTAAGAATCTTCTCTTTCTGTTTTGATTTGGTTTTCTTATTTCGGGTAGTTCATCAACATGATGTTTTTGAACCGAATATCCAACCCCTGTTCCACCTAATAATAAGAACATTGACTCTGAGAATGCGTCTAAATGGTCAATTGGTAAATAAGCACAATTATATATTCTATTTGGACTTATTTCAATTGGTTTACCACCAAACTGCATTGACCTCATTGAGGGTAATACTTTTTTATCGTGTACATATTTGTATACCTCAACAATCTCACTTCCAAGTTTAGGGTATTTTTTAATATGCATATTCATATTTCTAGTCACTAATTCTTCCCATGTTTCTCTTCTATTAACTTCGGGTAAAAATTTGGCGTATTTCATATACACCGTAATGTCAGACAATATCTTCTGAGATGCGTCCATTTTATTCATTTTTCGTTTTTTAGTTTATTTTTTTTGTGTTTCTCTTTCTTTTCTTCTATCTAATAATTCCTTAACTCTGTTCTTTTGTTGTTCCTCTTTGTTTTCCTCAAAGCCTAAAAAGGTTACGGAACTTTCTGTATCAATAACTAACAATTCGTTGTCAAATTTACAATTTTCAAATATAACACCATCAGCACCAATTCGAGATTTTGTAATTGCAATTGTTGCTAATTTCATTTCTTTTTGCTGTAAACTTTTTGCAACTGAAATGATAACGTGTCCAACTTGAGCTTTTTTAATGGAGCCACCCATTTGGTCTGTGGTAACAACCTCAGAAGATATTGAACTTCTATTACCTTGTGTTGCGGTCCAACCAACTAAACTAAGTTCATGACACATAGATTCAAATCCTCTCATTACAGAACCTTCACTCTTCCACTCATCCCCAAGATTTTTATCTGGAACAACACAATCAATATAATCCAAAAGAACCATATCAATTTTATTACCCTCAGCAATCATCTTTCTGATTTGGTTTTTAATCTGTAACATTGTCATTGTATCTGATGGCAACTTTTTAAGTACTAACTTATTTGGCATTGTTTCCTTAATTTCAACAATTTTCTTCATCACCTCTTCTTTTTTGGTTGCCAAATCATCAGGTGATATACCAGTCCACAATGTGAAATGTTTTCTCTGAATAATCTTTGGATTATCTTCAAAAAATATTTGAAGGACATTGTATCCAAGATTAAATGCATGGTTCGCAATCTTTGTAAGTAATGTTGACTTACCAACACCCGTTGGTGCTAACACCACACCTATCTCCCCCTTTGCTAGACCACCTTTAAGTAGTTTGTCTATAGAAGGTATACCCATTGGTACGGGGTGTCTAAAATCATCGTTTAGGACCTCATCAAGGTTATGAAAAACATCTTCAGTTCCTTTGTCAATCTCTCCAACTTGTAGAGCATCTCTAACCATTTCTTCTAATGTGTCATAATTCTCAAATTCTCCTCCGTCAATAATTTTCTGAGCCTTTGTCATCACCTTTTGTAACTCTTGTTGTTTACAAAATTTTAACGCTTTTTCCTGAACAAATGTTACACCTTCAAATGGTGCATCTTTCACTTGCTTAATTGTATCTAAGACAATTTTTGCCGCAAGTTCTTGTGAAATTTCTGACTTAGCAATTTGTTCCAAAGTATCAAACGATGGTGTTGACTCGTACTTAGTATAATACTCTTTAATCATCTGTATGATGATTTTAAAGTACTTGTTTTCGAAGTAATTTAACCCAATAACATCTATTATTGAACGAGAAAATTCCTTGTCTATAATGATTTGATTGAGAAGTTGTAATTGAAAAGTGTTACCTAAATAATTAAAATTTTTGTCAGAATTCATACTAAAATGTGTTTGTGTTAAAATAAATATTAGGCCTCAAGCGGAAGTCCTAGGTATTCGTAAGTTAAATTTTCTTCTGAAAAAATGTCAGTCAAATCTTTAAGAATGCTTTTCAAGAAAGGACGAACGTCTACAGTGTATCTCACCTTTGGTGGGTATATTTTAGCGTCAAATTGTCTATGACAAATTGTCTCATCCCCGACTTTGATGTACATATTAAAAAATTCAGGAGCATCAGTCATAGACGTTTTCATTACTCCATGGTCCTGTTCAATCATTGACCTGTTGTCCATCATATAAACTACTGTCTTCCACTTTAAATCGTTTTGGAGTTCGTTTTTAATCTGAAACATTAAATCATAAAGTTCGTGTGAGTTTTTAACTCTTGAGTTATACCCCCTAACGTTGTAGAATCTTTGAACAATGATTATATCATTCAATGTTAATAAAAATTCCATTTTAGTAATGTCCATCTCTTTCATCTTATTTTTGTTTTTAGTTAATTAATTTTTTTTCTTTTCTGGTTAATTTTAAAAATGGTTTTAGAAAATTAATCCAAGCATTATCATCTTTGGGCAAATACTTGAACAAACCATCTTCCATCATCATCTTCATCAGATTTTTATACCCCCTATCCGTTGGGTCAATCCTTTCTTTATAAACTTCCTCAACCATTACCTTCGCCTCATCTGTAATGAGTGGATTACCTAAATCCACAATCTTTAGATTTGTACTATAAAACTCTTCTCCAAGTATACCATTTTTTGACTCTCCAGTCAAAATTTTACCAATAATTTTTGGAACTTTCTTTTCCTGCTGTAAAATTCTAGCATTATCCAAGATTTCACTTATACTGCAGGATTTTGTCAACATCTGTGGAAATAACTTAACCAATGTCTTCTCACCCAATCCCTCAATACCACAAATGTTATCCGACTTGTCACCAACGAATACCTTTGTTAGTAATACATTTTGATGAGGTATATCAACTTTGTTCAGGGATATTTTATCACCAAATTTATAGTATTCTTTTTTAATAGGAGAGTAAATTTGGACTCTTTCTGATATGAGCTGGGTTAAGTCCTTATCCGCCGAGAAAATGGTTATATCCTCGTCTAATGCAATCTTACAGTATTGTCCGATTAAATCATCCGCCTCATTATTGGGAACCTCAACCTGTCTTACAAATACTTCTTCCAAGTATTGTTTAACTCTTTGTCTTTGATGTAGATAGGACTCATATTGTTCCTCGCTCATCTCATTTCTTCTTTGAGCCTTGTATCCAGGATATAATTCTTTTCTAACTGATGTGTTGGACTCACTGTCCCAACAAACGATTACCTTATCGTAATTCTGTTCTTCTAAATGTTTTCTGATTGTATTAATGAAATGATATATCCCTCCGATATGTTCATTCTTGTTAAATAAATCTTTAACTCCGTGATACCCTATAATATATAAATTTTCACCATCAATGATTAATGTTTTCACTAATAATATTTAAATTGTTACCTAATAAATCTATTTTTTTTCATATTTTCTTTCGCCCATAAAGGTTGTAAATTACTATAATGACATAATTTATAAACTTCCTCTTCATTTTTTGCAGATGCAAGAGGTATGATATGGTCTATATGCCATCCTTCATATCCATAATTCTCCCAAGACATTCCGTCTTTAAATTGTTTTTCCAAATGTTCTTTAAGAAATTCTTTATCACAACCAATAACCATTTCTGTTTTTTTATTTTTTATTATAGTTTTTGTTTTCAATAATTGTCTTAACCTATGCGAAAGATTTTGGGACAATTTATATAATATATCTTCTTTTCTTTTAATCTTTCTATAGTTTCTTAACCTTTCATTTATTTTATCTTTATTATCCTTCCTATAGTTTTTTATATATTCTTGTTTTTTTTCTAAATTATCCAAATAATATGTTTTCATTTTTTCCATAATAGATGGTTTATTTTCTTCATAATATTCTTTGTGATAATTTAATATTTGTTCCTTATTTTTTTTATAATATTCTTTTAATTAACGTTTAAATTTTTCTTCATTATTTTTTTTCCATTTTTTATTCCTATCTAAAATATATTTTTTATTTTCTTCATAATGTTTTTTCACGCACAACTTACATTCATGTTTATACCCATCTTTAGATGATTTTAATTTACTAAAATCACATAATTCTTTCTCTTCTTTACATTTACTACAAACTTTTTTTTCCATTCTCTCTATAATCTTTAAGTAATTTATTTACAAGGGATGATAAATTTATATGAAGATTTCTATAATAATTTAATAGTTCAGGTTCCAAGGCAACCGATACTTTTGTTTTTTTTTCTTCTTCTTTTTTTAATACTCGTCCCATATATAATAAATATCTCAATAATTATGAAAAGTGTGATTATTCACAAGTTTTTTTTTATTCTGTTATTTCTCCTTCTTCCGATTCTTCAATGTTTATTTCACCATCACCTGAAAGTATTGCATTCCAGTATTGTGAATAATCCTTTTTATATTTTTCCAAATCTTCTTTAGTATCTTGAATATATCCATTATGAACGGCAATCACTTTTCCATCCTTATATCCCAAACCATTTACGTGATTTTTAAGGATTGATACTTTTGTTCTGATTGCATAAGATACAGTCCTTCCTCCTTTAGTTGCGGTAATATGATTAATTCCTGCATTCTTTTGATTACCAAATAGAAACACTAATGATGATGCCAACCACATAGCTTCTCCACCTTTAGCCTTAATAGTCGGTTGTCCAAATGGATTGTCAGGTAATTCAACCCACGGTTGATTAACAACAACCATGGAGTTATAATAAGGATAGTCTTCTTTTTTTGATTTTGAAATTCTAGAGTGGACTCCCATTCCAATTTTATCCGCCAATGTTGCAGCATTGTGTTGTTTTCCACCTTTACCATCAAATGTCATTTTACAAGGAATTGAACCAACTGAATCCCACAAGAATAAAAGATTATATGGTATTTCTCCTTTTTCCTGAGCATCTAAAACATTATTTATAAACTCAGTTACTTGTTCAATGTAATCAAAACTATCATTAAAGATAAAATCCCCATCCCATTCCCCGTCTTCATTTTTGGTCGCTTGTAATCCTAACTCAACCGCATGGTCCCAACTCCATTTCTTTTCGGTGATAATGAACACAGGTAGATGTCCTTTCTTTTGAGCATCTGCGGCTGCAAGTATCATTGCCGTTGTTTTACTACTATTACTATGTCCTAAAAACATACTAATACCACCCATAATTGGTCCTGGTATTCCACAAGCATTATGAAACGCCTCACCGCAATTATAGTAGTTAGTTTCTTTATATTTTGTTTTGGTTGAGAACTTGTCTTTTATGCTCCCAATTCCTCCAATATCTTTTTTCTTAATTCCAGCCATATGTTTTTTTAATTATTTATAAATTTAGTTTTATAATATATTTCACCGTTTTTTGGAATAGAACAATATATTAATGCCTTTCCACCTTCACTTATTTGTAATGAAATGTCAGTTATTGTTTTATCATCATTAATAATATAAGGTACATCCTCATATCTAATATTATTGGATTGAGTTATAATAACATTATCATCATCAATAATGGTATTCAATAAATTTGTAGATTCTATAATAAATATTTCTGTGTACGTTACACTATCTATTGATTTTAGATATGACATTGTATCTTGAAATCCTTGTCGTTTATAAAAACTTTTAGCAATACCAAGATTAGAATTATCCATATAATAATTGTCACTTAATAAATCAATTACATTAGCCATGTTTAATATTTTAAAAAAGGGTGAGAATATTCCTCACCCTTTGTGTGTTAGTTGATTAAAACGGTAGTTCCGTGTCTGTTTCAGAGTCAGACTGTGGGTCACCTCCCAACATTACTTCCGATGAAGTACTATCTCCGTAGGCGTAACCACCTTTATCTGAATCCCATCTTGGTGTTTCTCCGCGAGCAATTGCTTCAAGATACTCTGTTGGTTTTTTAGAATAAACATCTCTCCAACCTAACAAATCATTTACCCAAGCATCTGATTGTGATTTATCTTCATGAACTGCTGTAGGGTCATCGTACATCACTGTTTGAATAATAGTATAATCTTTACCTTTTGGTGTTTTAGCTTTAGCTAACTCGATGATTAAATCACGTCCTTTTTCAGGGTCTGTAATATCACCTTTATTTCTCCAAATTGGAATGATTTTATCAAGAACACCTTCGTTCTTATAATTGTGTTTAAAACGCCAAAATTTAACTCCGTCTTCAGGTTTATCTCTATCAATTACTTTAACAATATAAAATTTACGAGCCTTATATTGGCCAGCCAATTGTTTGTCAGAGTCTTTTCCTGTTGAAATAAGTTCTTCGTAAACTTCTGTTAATGGTGAACGTTCGTTGTCGTTCTTTGCTGGGTCATAAATTTTATTCCATTGACCCCCTACTTGTACTTCATGAAACCATGCTTCTACGAATGGTGAGCTACCATCTTTTGTAGGAAGAATTCTAATTCTCTTCTGTGCTGAATTTTGATTTTGTGGAAGGATTGCGGCGAAGTACCTCTTCATACGCTCTTCCTGAGACATTTTGTTACTACCTGAGCCGCTCGACTGTTTTGATTTTTCGTACTGTGATAAGACAGAATCTAGTGTTGACATCATAATTTAAGTTTTATTTAATTTTATTAATAACTAAATATAAACCTAAACATTCTCTTTGTCAAATCAAATTCCAAAATTATTCTTTGGCATGGCGTTAAATGATGATTTAATATCAGATGGTGTAAAATTTTGAACATCATCTGTTGTTAACACATACTCATTTTTACCAGATTTTTCCATGTCCTGTTCTTTATCTATAAAGAAATCACTTAATTTTTGATTATAAGGCCCTGAATCTAAACTTCTTAATTCTAATTTTTCCTGTGGTGTTTTTGGACGAGTTTTTTCTATTGTCGCCTCTAATGAATTTATCTTATTAACTAAATTATCCATTTCCCCTAATTTAGACTCAAGTCTTTCTATATGAGCAAATAACTCCTCAAAATAATCATCTTGTTTTTTTGACATATCTTTTTGAGTAGTAACTAATTCAGTCACATCCAACTCTTCAGTATCACCATCTTTACCACCATCTTCGGATTTACCTTTATCATCTATTTTTTCAACATCTGGGTCATTTTCAACATCAATAGGTTCTGCTGATGTTGGTTCACCTCCAGCGGGAGGTGGGGTTGCTCCTCCTGTTGGAGGCGGTACATCACCTCCTGGTGGGGGTGGTGGTACGTCTCCTTCTGTTGGTACATCACCTACTTGTTCATTAACATATTTGTTAATACTACGATACCTATTTAATTCTTGTATAATTTTGTTATCTATTGACATTGCTTAATCATTTAATAATTGTTTGACACCTGAAACAGTTTCAACTCTTACTTTTTTATTTTTAGACATTATATCGTCCACTCTTTCAATTAGACCGTCCTTCATTCTAATGGTATAACAATCACCTGTGTCTAAATCACAAACTTGTTTATTACCATCCCCTAAGTCTTTTTCTGTTGTTCTAGTATTTTTACCTAAGTAATTATCTAAAATAAGTTTTGCGCTCATAGTATTTTTTATTATAAATATCTAACTTTAGTGAAAATTACAATATTAAGTAAATCCTATAGTAGGATTATTCGCAATTTCTAATGCTTTTTCCACCGTAGAATATAATTCATTATAATCGTCAATGTTATTATTCTTTAGAACGTTATATTCATTAATAGTTAAGTTACTATTCCAATATCTAACATACCCCTCAACCATACTAGCAGGACTGTTATTAATACTTGGTGATTTCACACCCCATCTATATTCTAAGAACTTACACATATTTTGAATATTTTCAAAACTTGCATACGGTTGAGATTCTCCTTGAGTATCTATCTGACATAAAAACTCTTTTTTCAATTGGGCCGTTAGTTTATCTCCAGGCCAAGCCGAATTATTTGGACCATAATTTAATCTTGCTCCAGAATAATTATTATTCCAACAAACAAATTCATTACCATTACTATTAAATGAATTAAGATAAATTGTAACAAATGAAATTATTTTTGTTATTTTAGGATTACTTCCACCTGTAATATTTGTCTTAATAGT